CGGATTTGCACCGTTGAGCGTTCGACTTCAAGGATCTTATGATTGCCCATTCTACATTGTCCTAAACTCCTATAGAGATTTAACTTAATCTTTAGACAGGTTCCTTACAGTCAAGAAGTTTATTTACTTGACGTGCTAATACCGAGAGTTCTAAGGCTCTGCGGACGGAAGGCCTATCACCATATTGACTGTATATTTTAGTCCATGTTGGGACCTCGATTATCGCAGCTTCCAATAGTGCCTTAAGGCGAGGAGCCTCAAGATTGGCATATTCTTGTTCAGAAAATGTAAAATCCGTAACAATATCTTCATTATGGACTAGCATTTCCCTCGCAATTATATGGATTACATGGTCGCGGTGAATGGTAGGTTGCTCTCTCTTCTTAGTTAAGTGAGAGGGAGCTTTAGTTATCATTAATTCAGAAATGGATTTGACTACTAATTCCACCCGTGAGCGAACCCTGAGTGACAGACAAGTGATGAGAGACTGAAAGACATGACGTTTTCATGACTCTTCACCGTGGGTGCAGGGCATAGAGACATAGTAAGGCCTTAATTTAGCATTAAGGCTGCTATTATCCCCTTGTATTCATCGTCATGTTGCGATGGCGCCTACTTGAGCCATGACAGTGTTACCCATCCTTAAATAAGATGGCGCACCTAAGGCTCGTAGTAGAAGCTCACACAACTTAACCGGGCTCCCCAGTTGGTGCATTGGTAGTCACGACTTTGCGAAAGCATTGTCAACGGCATTAGCGAGGAGAGCAATATTTCCTTTTGATTGATATACTGCTCCAATAGGGAAAGGGGTGATTGAATGCCCCTTGAAATAATATCTTTTGGCGAATTCGAACAGATCTTTGCTTTTAAAGGTCTTAGTAGCGTTAAGTTTCATGCCACATAAAGTTATGACCTCTTGGTAAGCAGCGAAGTGCTCGTCTCCTATTATTAATAGGTCATCTCCTAATAGTGCGTAAGGCTTATATTCTAAGCCGCGTCTGTGTCAAGAGAATCGTATCAATAAGTGATGAGTAATCGCCATGATCGGTCAAGACCCATACATACCCATTGGTTGACCTTGTTTATAATAAACAGGTTTTCCTTTGTAGTATCATGGAGACTCAGCTACACAATGATGTCAAGATCGAGCTAACTCCTCACTGAAATAAAGTCAGTTCATAACTTGTGCCTGTCAATGCGAAGGCATTTTGTCTGTGGCTGCCTCTAAGTCAATAGAGTAGAAGGTTTCTTTCCCAACAAAATTTAAAAGTTGAGTAAAGTTGTTCTGGTTAAAGGTGCAGTCTTCAGGGATAAATGTCAAACACTGATTGAGCTGTTTGTGCATTGCCTTAAAGATGTATTGCGTCCAATAATCTGGGACAGCAACGATCCTGGTCTTATTCTCCTTATCGGCGATAGCTGCGAGTTTCCTAGGATATAACTGAAAACTAGGAACTTTTAGAGAAGGAACAGCCTCTCGGGCCCTATAAAGCCCTTTAAGGTTATGTATCCCATCTGACACGAAGACATAGGAACCAATCTTTAGTAAAGATTGATAGTACTTTTCTTCGAGGCAACTAGCATCTCAATATGCGGACAATAATGCATGACCATTAGGGCCTGTCTTATTAGTAACATGATACAAGTGCCTAGTTTGTGGTTCGAGCTTGGACCGAATCAGATTCAATGGGTTGGATTTACTTTGAAGAAATTCCCTAAATTCTTTTGGATCGCTTCTGCGATTCCCTTGGGTTATAGGAGTGAAATCAGGTACTCCCATATCTGTTGGAATCCATCGAGTGATATACAAAAGGGTTAGAGTCATTCTTTTATGTAACAAACCAACTTCATCATCTCTTTCTGAGAGTGATGTTAGTTGAGAAATTCATGAGGGAATCCCTAACTTTGTCGTCTTTATTCAAGACTTAGTCTCCTGTTTTACGGGAGCCTCTCCTGACATTTTACGTAATCAACAAAGACGTGTGAATTTCACAAGTGAGATTGTTTCATTAATCCCACGAGTCTTTAGATATTTCGTCAAATAGATGGTAGGTTGTTGGTAAGGTTGTGTATCAAAATTTGGTGTTATACTTCCATAGAAAGATAGAACCGTGTGGAATAGGCTTAATAAGTCTTGAAGCGCGTCTTCCTTCTTATTTATGTGTTGTATGATGGTTTTGTCCATGTCGAATTTGCATGAGCTTGATCTTCACCAGAAGGGGACTTTGTTTTCTCCTTGCGGGTACCGTCGACTATCCC